GAGACAACAGACATCAGTAGCATCAGGCCCAGTAAATATGCTCCCAAGGGTAAGGCCGATCAGATACGCAAGCTGAAGGATGAGCATCCCGATCTATCTCATAATCAGATAGCCAAGCTTACTGATACTGATCCATCTAACGTTACCAGAGTATTACAGAGGTATGGGGCTGAATATAAAGAGGTAGAGAGATATAAGAGGCATAGGGCCGATATTCTGGCTGGAGTGCAGGTTCGGCTATTGAAAAGCATCACCCAGGCAGATATTGAAAAGGCCCCGGTCGGCTCCCGTATCCTCGCCGTAGTGCAGCTGTACGATAAGGAAAGGCTGGAACGTGGGAAGGCAACCGATATAATTGGCTATAAGGGTATGGTAGCCCAGGCGATCGTCTCCTTGGATAAGCTCAAGGAGATGGAGGCCCAGCTTGTCTCGGTGGGGAGCAACCCCCGTTTTGAGGCACAAAATGAGGGTTAATATGCCACTCCCTTCCCACCTACCTATAACCGTTATCCACCCCCCTGATATACCCACCCTGTATCCCAATGATTACGCACATATAGCGTTATTCAGTGAAGATAAGCATTATTATGTAAACTCTCGACATTATTGTCGAATTAGGTTTGATTGGTTTTCAGATCGCTCCGGCATCAAGGGGGTAGGGAGGAGGGGCGATGGCTCACTCTCTCAAGTTAAAGTTACTTCCCTCCCCGGAGAACATTTTTCTAAAAGGGCCCCATCCCCATGGCAGCGCACCGTCAATCCGATAAAGGAAACCAATTTTGCTTCTTTATATAGTTACAGGTGTTGTGGTGTCACATCAAAAACTTTCTGCAAGGGTATCTCATGGATAATTTCTTTCAGGTAGACAACGATGCTATCAAGTTACTTCCCGCTATAGGGCATTCAGCATTTGTTGTTTACTCCGCCCTCAAGATGTATATGAACAAGCAGACTAAAGAGTGCTTCCCCTCTCAGGAGAAGCTTGCAGCAGTTTGTTGTATGGATAAAAGACGGATTCTCAGGGCAATCAAGACCCTTGAGATATACGGGCTTATCAATGTCAAGAGACAGCAACGCAAACCCAATATCTACTATCTCCGCGACAAGACCTCATGGGGGGAGGACATCTACTCTCTCGGCAAGGGCATTATCATGCGATGTCCTGAATGTGACCTTCCTGTAGTAAGAGATCGCGCCAAAGGTGCCTTCATTTGCCCACAATGCCACATGGATGTCGGCAACTACGTTCAAGAGGTATTGGGCTACCATTACCCCGGAATCTCTTCACAGAGCATCTTTGGCAGGGCTAAGAAGGCATGGGAGATAAACGACTCATACGGCTACCCTGATTCATTCTATGAGGCCCTTGTGGGCAATGACCATGAAGGCCCTCTCCCTGAATCTCACCCTGTCACGGTCCATGTGGACTTTGAAAGTGGGAAGGTAACGGAGGTACGGAATGCAGCCTAACAACTGTTTCCACCCTGATTACTACCCTGATATTTTTCTCCCCTTCGTCTGGTCCAATTTTGAAGATTGGCGATATGACGATTGGCAAGACGAATACCATTACGACGATTATCCACAGATGTCACATATCTCCCCTCACATGGCGACCATTCACCTTCATGGTTGCAAGGGGGAAGCAGAGGGGACGATAAGACCCTTCCCCCTTAATTTATCTCAGGAGGTAGTACATGGCTAAGAAGAAAGGTCCCTCAAATCGACAAGGCCAGCACATACCCTGCGCCCTACAAGGAGATTGAGTGGTAGCATCGAAGGCACCCGCCCAGAAGGGCACCACAAAGAAGAAGGCAGCCGTCAAAAAGAAGGCTCCCGTCAAACGTGCGCCGAAGTTTGTCACTAAAGACCCTTTGAGCCTCGATGTCGATATTAAGAAGCTTTCCCCCGCCGACCGGGAGAAATTGCTTGCCCATGTCAGGGAGGCTATTCAGGACAGGCAGAGGGTAATCAACGAACTCAAGGCTCTTAACCCCTTCTGGTGGTACGTCCCCTCTAATGGAGACCTTACCCCGGAAGGCATAGAGTTATTGCAGGATTATCTCAAACCCGAAGATATTCCCCAGGGGAGGCTTGACAGCCAGCTTGATTATCACCTCTCTACTGCGCCCATTAGAGGGGCTTCAGGGGGCAACCAGAGCGGCAAGAGCGTTTGTGGTGCCATTGACTGCCTGATAGACGGTACAGGGGCGTTGCCGGAGTCCTTAAAGGATATTTACCCCAAGGAGAAATTGCCGACCGAGTTCCCACGGTTTTTTCGGTATGTGACCGTTGACCATACCACGTTCCTCAATACCGTTATCCCGACTTTTCAGCATTGGACCCCCAAGGAATATCTGATAGACGGTTCATGGGACAAGTCCTACAAGGAGGAAGGGAAGGAAGGCCAAAGGGTTCTCAAACTAGGGCAGAAGGGGAAACACCTTTGTTCCATTGAGTTTATGACCAACGAAATGAAGGTTGCCAAGTTTCAGGGTCCGCCCCGTCACAAGGTAATCTATGACGAGGAACCCCGGCAGGAAATCTACAAGGAAAATCTTCTTAGGTTTACCACGTCCTCCCGGTTGGACATTTCCTTCAACTTTACCCCTACTAATGGCCTTTCATGGGCAACTGATCTCTTTGAGGATGGGCAGGACGAGCGGGGGCAGAAGGTGGAACTCTTCAAGTTCTGTTCTGTCTGCAACCCTCAAGCCAACTTATCGACACTAAGGGGCATACTTGATGAGATAACCGACTACAACGAACTCAAGATGAGGCTCTTAGGCGAGTTTATCTCCCTTTCCGGCCTTGTCTACGGTCGGCTATTCAACCCGCACATCCACGTTATTGACCCATTTGTGGCAGACCGGGACGGGTACCTAGTGCTACTAGGGCTCGATCCCCACCTTGTCACCCGTACTGCGGCGGTATTCCTTGCCGTAGACCGGGAAGGGAACAAGTACGTGCTGGATTCCTACTTCGAGGAGGCCGACACGGAGAAGGTAAAGGCTGAAATCTGCAAAATATTCATTGAGAATGATTGGCGCTGGGGATGGTCCGTAGCAGACAGATCCTCCAATACCTCAATCATCGCCTTTGGGGGCAAGAACATTTTCATGGAATTGGCACGGCACCCCAATGCTATCAAGGCATTGCGGACGAGCGAGAAGTTTGAAGGGTCCATCAAGGCAGGGGTTGACGAGATTAAGCGCGCCCTCAAAGTGAATGAGGAGACGGGCAAACCAACCCTGTTTATCTGCAATACCCCGTCAAATAGAATGCTGATTCAGTCGTTCAGGACGTTGGAACGGGATACCTACAACAATGAGGACAAAATGGGCATGAAAGACCGTATCAAGGAAGGCAAACACCACCTCCATGCAGCCCTTCGATACCTCTTTCAGTATCCGCTTACATGGTATCCCGCAGTAGACAATATCCCACAACCCGCTTATGACGATGAAGCGGCGTGTTGGTAAGGATGAGGAATGGCTAAAAAGAAAAAAGAACCGCTAACCGAAGAGTTTTTGCAGTCCAGAGCGCAGAAGTTGTTCAAGTCGTCATCTAATTTCAGGGATAAACAGATTGTTCCCCGATGGATGGCCTCAAATAACCTCTATGACTCCATTTTCAGCAAGTCTACCACCAAACACGGGGGGACGGAGCGGGCGAACTCCGATGTCCTGACCGGACAGGGGCGGCTTTTTATCCCTAAGACCTACTCCCACCTTCAAAGGATGGTGGTTGACATCCTTGACGCCTTCTTTTTCGACCCGGAGGAGATTGTCGATGTCGTCTCATGGAAGAATATCCCCTCTGAGACAAAGGACATTGTTAAAACCCTGTTGAATTATCGCCTCAACGGACACCCCATCAATTTCTACGAGGAAGCCTACGAAGCGGTAGTTGATGCCATGAAAAACAAGGTTGGTATCTTTCAGGTTTACCCTGAATTGAAGACCGAGAAGGGGGCCGATGGAGCAGAGGTTATAACGGACTTCCATCCCATGATAGAATGCCTCCCCTATGAGGATGCATTCTTTGACCCCCGCGCCACATGGAAGGACTATTACCGATTCCCTATCGTCACCCGCGTAGTCAGGAGTAAGGATTATCTCAAGCGCAGGGGATACATCAACCTTGACCTTATTCAAGCGCAAAACCCCGGCTATTCTCCCGACCAGATAAAGGAGCAGCGGTCACAGGACCAGGGATCACCCTTCCTTGCCGATGTATCCTTGACCGTCCCCAATGAGGAGACGGTAACGGTCTATACCGTGTGGGACTTCCTCGACGTTGAGGGGAACGGGGAACTTGTATCGTGTTCCTACACCCTTGCCGGAGATGCGGCAGAACCAAAGGTGCTTATCCGCAAGCCCACCAAAAACGACCTCCCCTATGACGTGCCGGGATGGGACTATAACCGCGCCCCTGTTTTTGTCGGGTCAGCATTTCCTGAACCCCACAAGATGTATGGGAAAGACCTCCCGGAGATTGTAGAGGGATTGCAGCGTGAGACTAACGCCCAAAGGAATCAGAGAAGGGAAGCGGTCGCCCTTGCCTTGAGGAAACCTATCCTCGCCAACAGGTCAGCAGGGCTTGACCTCACCCAATTGGTCAATCGAAAGATCGGCTCCGTGGTCCTGGGAGACGATATAACGACTTCATCCGTCAGGGAAATGGACATCTCAGACCCTACCGGGTCAACGGTGCAGGAACAGGCGAAGACGGATCAGGACTTCTACGAGACGACCAGTATACCCCCGAACCTCATGGGAATGCCGACATCAAGCGATGAGACGGCCACGGCGGTAACAAGCCATATTGCCAATGCCAACAAGAAGATCGCACAGATTATCCGCAACCTTGCGATGACCCTGTTTCTTCCCACCTTTCGGGCATTGCTCAGGCTTGAGCAGGAGTACGAATCAGATCAGTTTATTGAACTTGTTACTGCCCGTAAACTTGGATGGAACCTTGCCGGAGATGCCACGCCTTCCCGCGTGTACATCCTTGGAGAGTTTGACCTTAACTGTAACCTCAGTATCAACAAGCAGACTCAGCTTAATAAGTACCTTATGGTAATGGACCGGGGCAACCAGTACAACGCGACCCTGTTGTCAATGGTACAGAGCGGGGTAGTTGATGCCAATTCCGTGAAATTCTTCAACTCTCAACCTGTTTTGGCGCGGGTGTTCGCCCTCTTAGGGGAAAAGGCGTTTGACGAATTTATGATTAAAGCTACTCCACCTCCGCCTCAGATGGAGGGCCGCGGAAAGGGTGTAGCATCTATCACCGGACTGTCGGCGGCTCTTCCCGCCGAAGTAAGCAACCTGAACCCAGAGGGGATAACGGCAAATGGAATATAACGCAGAAACGCAGAGATTAATCGACCTGTCGCGCAAGGCAGACGTGTTGCGGGATTTTAAGGTAAGCCCCTACTACAACACGCTTCGGGCTATCTTTGATGCCCTTGACCAGAAAGCCTTCGAGACGTTCAAGAAGGTGGACCCGTCCGATGTCAACGGCGTTATCCAGACTCAAATGATGAGCAAGGTAATAAGCCAACTATGGAGAGAAATAGACAATACCATCAGGGAAGGGGATTTAGCCTTACAGACCCTTTCAATGATGGAAGACGAATAACAGGAGGAATTTTATGGAAACTACAACCTCTACCCCGGAAGGGATGAGCGGACTTGAAACACCCAATATCGGCACCACGGACAAGTTGTTTCCTGAATACGCGGCAGAGGTAACGCCTCCACCCGCAGTTGAGGAACCAGAACCCCCCAAGGCCGAAGAACCGGAACCGGAAGTCTTTGAAACGCCTGTCCAGAATACTAGACTGTCGCTTGACGAGCATGGAGACCATATCGTTACCGTCAAGATTGATGGCGTAGAGAAGGAAGTCTCTTTCAAGGACGTTCTCAGGGGATACCAGACAGACCAGTATTTGACGCAGAAGGGACAGAAGCTTGCTCTTGAACGGCAGACATTCGAGGAAATGAGGAGGACCGTCGCCCCGGCGAAGGCCCCCGAACCGGAAGAGGTTGACCCGCTCACCGAGATACTTCAGCCCTATATCAAGCCCTTTCAGGCGAAGATTGCCGCGCTTGAGAATGCGTTGCAGGAGGTGTCAGTCGTCACGGCTCCGGCGAAGTATCAGCAGAACTTGACTAACCTTGACAATAGGCTGAAAGAGGAAGGCTTTGACGATTTCATGGCCTACGTGCCAAAGATCGAGGACTTTATCAAGTCTCTCCCTTTCGAGCAGCAAACACAATACGACAACCAATTCGCCTATATCGACCTGTATAAAACGTACAAGATCAAGGATATCGTAGCCAAGGCAAACCAGCCGCATAACCCTGACCCGCGACCCGCCCCTAAAGTAACCCCGATTGAACCAGTAGGCGGAACACCGACAGGGGCAGATACTTTTCAGGGTCAGTACAAAGCGGCGTTTGACAAGGCGAGGGAGACCGGAGATTGGACGGAGGTATTCAGGTTGAAAGGCGTAATTACCTAGGAGGGTAAATCATGGCTGTACCAGCAAATACCTATACGACTTACGATTCCGCAGGGGAACGGGAAGACCTCATAGACGTTATTACGAATATCGCTCCCGAAGACACATGGTGTCTTTCCAACTTCGGCACCACGAAGGCCAGTAACCGTTATCACGAATGGCTGACCGACACCCTTGACCCCCCGACCGCTAATAAAGTGGCAGAGGGTGACGATGCGACCGCAGCCGCAATCACCCCGCCGACAAGGACGGGAAACTACTGTCAGGTCTTGCGGAAGGTATTCCAGATTTCCGATACCGAAGAAGCGGTCAACCACGCCGGAAGGACATCGGAGATTGCCTACCAGACCACGCTCAAGATGAAGTCCCTTGCAAGGGATATTGAGTATGCAATCCTGGTCAACACCGGGTCCGCGTCCGGTGCATCGGGTACCGCGAGGGAGATGAACGGTCTTGTAGGCTTCATCACTACAAACGTAACGACTGGCGCAACCGGAACGGGATCGAGCGCCCTTACCGAAACAATGCTCACTGATAACTTGCAGCTTGTATGGGCGCAGGGAGGCACCCCCTCTAACCTTATTTGCGGCGCCTTCCAGAAACGGAAAATTGACGCATTCACCACAAACACCCGTAACGTGGATGCCTCCGGCAAGAAGTTGATCGCGGCGGTTGACGTGTACCAGTCATCTTTTGGCACCGTTGCTTGTCGCTTGAGTACCATCATGAACACCAGCCTCGCCGGGTATGTCTTTGTAATCGGCGACCTCAACCTGTGGAAAAAGGCATGGTTGAGACCCATCAAGAAGGTGGAGCTTGCCAAGACCGGATCGTCTACCAAGTGGATGATTGAGGCCGAGCTTACCCTTGAATCACGACAGGAAGCCGGCTCCGGCAAGATTTACAACCTCACCACATCGTAACCACAACGGGAGGGGGCAACCCCTCCCGATTCCTCTTTTGGAGAGAACCTATGCTTATACGCAATAAGACTACGCTTACCAAAGTAGAGTACGATGCAGAACAGTACCATTTCACCCATATCCAGCCCATAGAAGGGATCAAGCGGGAAGCCGCGGAGATACGGCAATTCTCGGATAACGGTTGGACCAAGGAACGGAACTTCCGGCAGATAGCCCGTATTCCTGTACTTGAGGCCATGAAGCACCATGAGATATTCCACGATGCGAGGGCGATGAGGCGATACTTGCAAAATGAAGGGTCAGACTATCGGACAGTCAATGGGGGGTTTTAATGGGTCATCCCTACTTTATCGTTGCCCCTGCCTACGACCATACTTCCGCGGGTATCCGGTGTATCCATTACCTGTGCCACAAACTCAACGAGATAGGGCAGGAGGCGTATGTCAGCACGGCAGTTATCAACCCGAAGTGGAACACCCCGACCGCCCGGCGAAAGAACATCAATGACTGTATCGTTGTCTACCCAGAGGTGACACCGGGGAATCCCTTCAACGCGAAGAACGTCATCCGGTACGTGATGCAGACCCCCGGCTTGTTGGGGGGTGATAAAGAGTTCCCCGACAGTGAACTGGTGGTCTACCATTCCCGGCAACTGTCAGAGACGGGGCCATACCTTACCACTCCGTCTATTGAGTCAGATATTTTCCGTCCATTCCCAAAGTATCGCCGTTCGGGGTCGGTCTACTATGCTTCGGGGAAATCCAAAAATAAGCCAACACCTGACCAAGTGGAGGGAATGACACAGATTACCCGCGAATGGCCTACTACCCGTGAAGAAATAGCCGACCTCTTTAAGCGTGCGGAGGTGTTCTACACATGGGACGCAATGACCGCGCTCATTCAGGAGGCTACTTTCTGCGGTTGCCCCGTGGTGATAATGGATGCGGGATACTGGACAAAGGAGGACATTAACAAGTGTGAGTACGGCATGGCGGGGGTGGCATGGGGGGTAGAAGAACTCGACCGCGCAAGGAAAACGTGTCATGAGGCGCTTGCTAACTATGCCAAGTTGGAAAAGCAATTCGAAATAGACCTTAAGGCCCTTGTGAAAATGTCGCAGGAGAGGTTTGTATCGGGCGGCCCCAAGCACGTTTTCAGGGACAAACTCCGGGTGTCTTGCTTCATGGACAACAAGGACAATGGGAGCAACTATTACCGTGCCGTTCTCCCCTTAACCATTATGGCAAAGACCGACCCTGATATAGAGGTTGCGTTTATCAGGAACGGCGACACCGAGAAGGCAGTGTCTAAGGGGTTTGACACGGATATGTTCTTCCTCCCGCGAATCGCTAACCCTGCAACACTGAAGGCGTTTGAATCGTTATCAATCGCCCCGGTAGCCTGTGACTATGACGACAATATGTTCGCCGTGTCGCCCCTCTCCCCTCACTACCACGGGCTAGGGACCGAGAACATCTACATCAAAGCCGATAGTGGCGAACTGCTCCCGGTATGGGTAGACGGGAAGAATTTCAGTATCAAGGAGAACAAGGCGACCCTTGCGAAGATTGCCCAGTGTATCACCGATGCAAAGGCAATATCGGTAACAACGGACCTTCTGGCAGACGCTTACCGGGGATTGAACGCCAATATCCACGTCTTGCCCAACCTTGTTGACCTCACTCTATGGAACAGACTCCCCCTCGACAACAACGGCACAGTACGCCTCTTCTGGGCGGGAGGGATAAGCCACTACGAGGATTGGTACATCCTCAAGGACGTTCTTCCCAAGGTGATGCAACGATACCCGCAGACACGGCTTGTCCTCATGGGAGTCAAGTGGGATGCCACATTGAAGGGGATACCCGAAGACCGGATAGAATTTCACCCGTGGGTTCACTCCGAAGCCTACCCCTATAAAGTAGCGATCCTCAACCCCGACATTTCCCTCATTCCTCTCAGGGATACCGTTTTCAGCAAGGGGAAATCCCCTATCAAGTTCCTTGAAATGGGGGCCTTGAATGTGCCTTCCGTTATGTCCTGTATCTCTCCCTACAAGGAAGTAATGACCGAGGACAACGGTGTATTCATCGAAGACAACAACCCCGAAGCATGGGAGGAGGGGATAAGCCTTCTGATCGAAAATGAAACGGTACGGAAAGAGATGGGCATAGCAGCCCGGAAGTACGTTGAGGACAATTTCGATGTCCACAAGGAATATGTGAAGTACGCCAAGTTCTTTAAGGAGGTTGCGTAATGGCGGCACCGACTGCACCAACATTAACGACAATCACCATGGAAGCACTCAAGAAGTGCGGGTATGCGAACCCGTCATCGGCAATGCTGACCCGCGCTCAAGACGAATGGATGGAAGAGGTAAAGACCGATATTGCAATGGTCGAGAAGCGCCTTTCTGTCTTGATGCGAACCTCGACCGCAACGGCAACCGTATCGGGAACCGGGACGTATGACCTCCCTTCCGACTTCGGGGAGGAAATAGCAATCAGGCTGTCAGGCATAGTGGACCCTTTAACCCTTATCTCTACCGAAGATTATAACCAGGAGAAAGCGTCCCCTACATCGGGCCAGCCTTCAGAGTACGCCATTGTCGAGAATGACGGGGTGGAACAGATACAGATGTTTCCTACGCCCGACGCGGCCTATACCTACACCATCGACTACTACGCCGACCTCACCTTACTTGACCTCACCTCGACTATTATGACCGCGCTCTACCGCCGATGGAAGAACCTTTTTGTGCAGGGGGTCAAGGCGAAGTGCCTTGAATGGATGAACGATGACCGGGCAAATGCTGAAATTACCTCGTACTGGTCAATGATAAAAATGGTCATTGGGCGGGAGGCAGCGTACCTCAAAGACCCGCTTCAATGCTCCGTGGGGGACTACACATAATGGGCTGGCCTTATCAGACCTATCAGATACCGTGCGAGAAGGGCGGACTAAACGGGAGCAAGAACTTTGATGCCCAGCCACCTGAGGCGATGTTGTGGCCTACACGGAACATCAATCTCAACCAGGGGGGGAGATCACCGAGAGGGGGAACCGTCCATGTCGACACCGCCGCCACATCAGGGGTAACGGAAGGACGGGGCCTCTATGACTTCACAAAGGAGTCGGGGACACAATCTATCATCCGCGCGTGGTCTTCGGGACAGGTCTTCTCCGATGATAAAACCGAGATAGCCTCCGGTATGTCAAAAACCAATTATTTCCATTTCGCGGGCGGGAATGATGTCCTCTACATCGCTGATGGGACAAACATTCCCCGGACATGGACGGGAACGGGTGATGCTGTCACTGTGTCAGCTTCAGCCTCTAGTTGGACAACCAATGCACCTATGCAGATGATTGTCCACGGCAGGGGCGCATCAGAAAGAATGTGGGCGATCTGCAAGGACGGGGTATACGCCAGTTCAGGCACCGATATGCTTGATTTCAGTGATGCGAACTCCATTTTTATAGGAGTAGACACAGGGGACGGTTTCGGTCTCGTGGGGGGAATCGAATACGGGGACCAGTTATTTGTCTTCGGGAAGAACAAGTTTTTTGCCATAGACGATTCTTCCACCACAACCTCAGAGTGGGGATACAAAAAAGCGGCATGGGAGGGAGGGGCAGCACATTGGAGGGTAGTCACCCGTTACCCAAAGGGGCTTGTCGCAATGGCGGAGGACGGGGAAATATACCTTGTCACATCGGTTGCAGACTACGGGGACTATAAAAGTGCTTCCCTTATCCGTCCAGCCTACATTGACGAATGGATAAGGACTTATGCCGACCTGTCCAATATTGACGATTTTCATGCGGTTCATTCGCCTGATATACGGGCGGTCAAATTCTTTGTCAGACGGCAAGGCTTTCCAGTGGTAACAACCGCCCTTGTTTACTTCTACGACCGCGATCCGTCCGAGGCGTGGGCTATCCACGATGGATCGACAGCAGGGTCAGGGTATAACGCATCGACCTCCGCCTTAGTCCGCAAGTCTACGGGTACATGGAAGGTCTACACGCAGGACTATGACGCCATGGTGTGGGAATTGGAAAGCTCTACGAAGGCGGATAACGGGGTCGGATACTATAAGGGATTCACGACCAGTTATAACGCCTGTGACAATAGCAGACAATCAAAGTTATTCAGGCGGGGATGGTTGACCTTTATCCCTAAGGGGAACTATGCCCTCAATGTCCGCCCGATAGTGGACGGAGCGCCTCTCGACACGCAAGAGGTCTCGATGGGCAGCAGTTCCAGTGTCCTCGGATCATTCATGCTCGGTACGGACAGGCTAGGGAGAGAATCGTTATCAGAGGCGCCATTTGACATAGGCGACATAGGGGAGCGGGTTCAATATGAGATATGGGATGCCGTAGCGGGGCAGGACTTTTTCATTTCGACAATTAAGACCGATTTCAAGGTACTTAGTGCGAGAAACGTAGATTAGGGGGGGATAAATGGGAGCAACCTTTTCACGAACAAAAATATGGATTGACGAAATCCTGACTATCAACGATCTGAACGCAGAATTTGACGGGATACTTTCGAACCTGACGCCCGCAGGGGTAGACGATGAATCAGCCAACGCAACGGCGATGCAGGCCACGGCAGACCCTTATCCGGAGGCGGAGGTCTCTCTTGCCACATCCCTACAGGGGGAGATTCAGCGGCTCCGGTACATGATTAAACAGATCACCGGGAAAACTTACTGGTATCAGGACCCTGACGCTACTCTTGCCACCCTTGCCGTAAGGGATAAGCACCGGGGGCTTGTTATCAAACGCAACTCAATGACACCCGCCTCGCAGATCGACATTAACGCAGACGAAATTATTCTTGAAAACGCAAGCGGTGTCCCTATGCGGGTAACATCCCTCGCCGTGACCGGGGATATTACTGTCTCAGGGGCAAACGGCCTCGACACCGGGGTAGAGGAGAACGTGTGGTATTACCTGTGGGTTATCCACAATGGGACAGACCCCGCAGCCCTTATCTCGGCATCTGCCACGGCTCCTACTTTGCCGAGCGGGTATACCCATAAGGCCCTTGTTGGTATGGCACACAACACGGACGGGGATTTTGTCGATTTTGTCCAGGTGGGTAATACCTATAAATACGTTGCGCCCGTAACCGTGTTAGCCAGCGGCGCGGCAACATCGCTTACCACGATGGGCGATTTAACCGCGTATCTTCCGGCTGTCAAGATGGAGGAGGTATTCGGGAACTACCTGATAAATGGAGGGCCGCTGGTAGCGGCAATCAGCGCAGACGCGACCAACAACCAGACGCTATTTTCCGAGGTGGCGGTGGGGCATCAAGGTTCATGGACGTTAAGAGCATTGGAGAATCAGACTCTTTACTATGCGGTATCGGCTAATTCCATAGATGTGAGGGTGTGTGGATGGAGGCTACCGTCGGAGTATCGGCAGGTCGTTTGTAGGCCGGGCCTGATGTGATGCACCTATGCAAACGTAGATTAGGGGGGGATAAATGGGAGCAACCTTTTCACGAACAAAAATATGGATTGACGAAATCCTGACTATCAACGATCTGAACGCAGAATTTGACGGGATACTTTCGAACCTGACGCCCGCAGGGGTAGACGATGAATCAGCCAACGCAACGGCGATGCAGGCCACGGCAGACCCTTATCCGGAGGCGGAGGTCTCTCTTGCCACATCCCTACAGGGGGAGATTCAGCGGCTCCGGTACATGATTAAACAGATCACCGGGAAAACTTACTGGTATCAGGACCCTGACGCTACTCTTGCCACCCTTGCCGTAAGGGATAAGCACCGGGGGCTTGTTATCAAACGCAACTCAATGACACCCGCCTCGCAGATCGACATTAACGCAGACGAAATTATTCTTGAAAACGCAAGCGGTGTCCCTATGCGGGTAACATCCCTCGCCGTGACCGGGGATATTACTGTCTCAGGGGCAAACGGCCTCGACACCGGGGTAGAGGAGAACGTGTGGTATTACCTGTGGGTTATCCACAATGGGACAGACCCCGCAGCCCTTATCTCGGCATCTGCCACGGCTCCTACTTTGCCGAGCGGGTATACCCATAAGGCCCTTGTTGGTATGGCACACAACACGGACGGGGATTTTGTCGATTTTGTCCAGGTGGGTAATACCTATAAATACGTTGCGCCCGTAACCGTGTTAGCCAGCGGCGCGGCAACATCGCTTACCACGATGGGCGATTTAACCGCGTATCTTCCGGCTGTCAAGATGGAGGAGGTATTCGGGAACTACCTGATAAATGGAGGGCCGCTGGTAGCGGCAATCAGCGCAGACGCGACCAACAACCAGACGCTATTTTCCGAGGTGGCGGTGGGGCATCAAGGTTCATGGACGTTAAGAGCATTGGAGAATCAGACTCTTTACTATGCGGTATCGGCTAATTCCATAGATGTGAGGGTGTGTGGATGGAGGCTACCGTAATGACACAGGATACCTACGATCAAGCGTCAAAATGCTTGGCGAACATCAAGAAGTATGACAAGAGGATAGGAGACCTGAACGCGATCAAGAGTATGCTGATCGCTGACCCTAGTTCCCTCCATGTGTACGTTTCCAACTCTCTCAGCGTCCCGGTGCCGAAGGGTATCGCGGTTGATGTCGTGGACACCGTTCTCAAGCGGTATACCAACCTGAAAAACAACGCTCAAGCGGATTTCGATAGCCTATGACAAAGGTATGGTTGGCGCGACAGAAAGACAGCCCGGTTATCGCCTCTATGCTTGCCAGTGAAGGGATACCACCCGACAGAATGCAACACGAGGCGTTCCCTACCTTTGTGGCAATGGAAGACGACCGCATTGTCGGTTTTTTCACGTTGAGGATAGAACACAACTTCCCTTCCCTTCAGCACTTCTGTGTTATCCCTGACCGGAGGGACGGGAGGGTAAGCAGGGCAATGATGAGGGCCATTAAGACATTGATTGGCCCGTCTAAGCTGATTGTCCACGTGGTACAGGGGAAGGAATGGATGAAACGGCTTGTTGAGGGGTACTTTGGGGTTAAGCCGTATGGGGAATTGAACGGTAAATACTGGTATCTTGTGGAGGTAAAACGATGAGGATTTATGACTGTGTTGTGATTGACATGAAGACCGGGGAGACAGTCTACGAGGAGTCCTATGAATATGACGGACCTCTGATGCTGTGCGGGGGGGGAGGAACCAATATAGAAGCAGCGACCCCAAGCCCAACGGAAGAAAGACTAAACCAGATGACCATTAGCAACCTTGAGCAGCAGCGGGCGTATCAGGCTGCAATGGAACCGTACTGGCTCCAGTCGATGCAGATGAAAAAAGTTTATCCCACGGCATCACCCGAAGATATGGCGAGGGTGGCGCAACTCGAGCAGGAGATAGCGGCCTATGACGCTTCGCCTACGGGTTATCGAGTGGCAAATCAGGCGGCACAGCGGGCCCGTCTTGCCGAAAAAGCGGCCCTCGACAAGAAATATACCCCTACCTATGAGATGATGCCTGAGGATGAATACTATGCCGGACTCACCGACCTTGAGAAACAATCTTACGACATTTCCAAACTCCAGGGGGAACGGCAAATAAAGGCCCTCAAGGGGGAATTGGACGTTGACCCCGCTCTTGAGCAGAACATAGCGGACGAGTACAAACAGTTACAGGAGACAATGAGGCAACGTCTCGGTACGGGATGGGAGACTTCTACGCCCGGTATTCAGGCCCTTGACGAGTTTAACAAACGCGCCCAGTTGTTACGGTCTGAGCAGAGGAAGGGAGAAATGACCACAGGGGCGGCGGCTTACCTCAACACAATGGGCTACCTCGACGCGGCGGGGAACAACAAGATACAGTCATATTCCAACTATGCCAACTCCCCTCTAGCGGCCAATGGTGCGATTTCTCAGGCATACCAACCGTACCAGTTCTACGCAGGGTTAAACCAGCAGGCGAATATGGCAAATGCTCAGAATAGCGCACAACGAAATTCTGCCCTTATGGGCGCTATCGGAAGTGCTGTCGGCCTAGGTGGTGGACTTGCGGCAGGAAAGTTTATAAAGTAGAGGGGGGGGGATATGGCAGATTGGGGCGCATTCGCACAAGGGTTAGTAGGTAATTTTGGAAGCGGCATGAGGATGGGCCTTATGGCTCAACGTGCCAAGATGGAAGAACAGCAGGCACAAGTGGCGGCGCAAAAAGAAGAGCGGCAAATGAAGATGCTGGAAGAACAGCAGGCCATGAGCCGGAGCAAGTACGTTCTCGATGTTTTTAGCAACAAGAATATCCCAAAGTCGGTAAAGGCGAAGATGTACCCGGTATTCAATCAGGCAATCAAGACACTATACCCTGATATGGAAATTGACATCGGGCAACTGGACCTTGACAACCCTGTTGTTCAGGGGAGGATTGCACAGGCACGGAATATTTTTAATGATAAGAAACTTGACGCACAGACAAGACGCGACTCCATCCTTGCCCTTCAAGGCGAGGACATGACCGACGATGAGATTAGGGTCTTGGGGGAATGGAAATCTGCGCTTGAGAACGACATTAAACGACAAACAACACCTAAACCGACCAATATGCCCCCGTGGTATGACACCATGATACGGGAACGGTACGGATCAAAGGCAGATGACCAGGGAACGCGACGAGAGTTTGACGATTGGCTTACGACTCCAGAGGGGCAGCAAGCGTCATCTGCTTATCGAAAAAAATATGCGGGAGAAACAGCAGCCCCCATTTATCCCGTAGTCCAAACAGGGACAGGGTTCAGTCAGGTCAATTTGAGGAACCCCGGTCAGCCATCAACACCCGTAGCAGGGCCGAAAGGCGATACTCTTGGCAAGCCATTAGCTACTGGTCAAATACAGGAACTTGCCGACCTTAAACGTACACACGATCAGTTAAAGGAAGTGGGGTTGAAGATTTCAGATAAGAAATTTAAGTCAGGGCCATTGGAAGGACGTTGGCAGAAACTAAAGATAAAATTTATGGCTGTTGGTCCAACGCAGGAAGTTGTCAATGAATTGGAATCGCTTATCACTATTGCTTATGGCCTTTCCGGTAAGCAAATGTCCTATCAGGAAATGCAAATATTGAAAACTGCTATGCTCCCAAAGTTGGAGCAACCAAAAGAAAACTTGTCTGCAACTGTGAAATGGGTGCAAAAGTGGTTGGAGAGTACGCATAACGACAGGCTCCAATACTACAAGGATAGTGGGTATAGAACTGACATAAAACCATTAGGTGCTTCATCCCTGCCTTATGCCCGTGTCACTGGCCCGAAAGGGCAAATAGCAGTGATAGATAATAAGGCTACATTTGACGAGTTAAAGAAAAATGGGAAGTTGCCCAAGGGTAAATTGGAAATCCTTGGCGGGGGGAGCAGTGCAACACCTAAAACAGCCCCCAAAACAGGCGAAGTCCGTAACGGTTACCGTTTTAAGGGGGGCAATCCAGCAGATAAGAACAATTGGATAAAGGTGGCGAAATGAGTAAACCGTGGGAGGAATATCAGGAGCAGGGACAAGGCCCGTGGAGTGAGTTCCAGGGCAATGAGGCAGGAGAACAGCCCCCCTCGGCCCCTGCCAATGAAGGGCCTATCTCATTTAAAGACGCTCTTGTCCAAGGGGCTAAGAATATCCCTACTAACCTAGTAGATACAGGGATGCAGATGATAAACCCCTTGCTCCATCCGATTGATACCGCAAAAGGGCTATACAATGTTGCTTCCGGTGGAGTGCAGAAGCTTATCCCCGGTGAACATGGGAACGAACAATACGCCGATGCCGTAGGGCAGATGTTCAAGGATCGGTATGGCTCATGGGACAATTTCAAGAAGACTTTAGCCAAAGACCCGACAGGAATTATGATGGATTTAAGCACCGTTTTCGGGGGGAGCGGGGCGGCATTAAAAGCGGTTAGCCTTATGGGGAAGTTAGAGAAGACCGCTAAAGTCTCAAGTGCATTACTCAAAGCATCAAAATACACTGACCCTGTTGCTCTTGCGGGTAAAGCCGGAGCGCCCCTAGAACGAGTGATAAGAAATAAGACTTCACAGTATGCCCCAACGCTTTACGAGAGTGCGCTTAAAATACCTCCTGCTATCCCTAACGATATACGAGAACAAGCAGTCAGGACAGGCATTGAGGGGGGGTACCTTCCTACCGAAAAGGGGTTGGCAAAACTTCAAAGAGATATAGGCGGCGTCAATGCTGAAATAGCGCGAACTATCAAAGATGGGGCTAACTTGGGAAGTGTTGTTGATATGAATAACGTGGTCACGAGGATTGACCAGTTGAAAGAATTTTACAAGGACTACCCACGGGCAAAAAAATACCTCGAAGAACTCGACAATATCAAAAATGATGTGTTGGGAGAGAACCCCGGAACGGTATCCCTTGATAAAGCACAGCGCATGAAACAACGTGTCTATGCCATTAATAGAAAACACTATGGGGAAATGAAAAGCGTTGAAGTTGAAGCGGATAAGGCCCTTGCGCGAGGACTCAAGGAAGAAATAGTCAACCAATTTCCCGTTTTAGGGAAGCTGAACGCGAAAGACTCCGCTCTTATCAACCTTGAGGAAGTCCTTGAACGGGCAGTTAATCGGACACGGAATTATGACATCCTCCGTATGGGTGACACTATCATGAGTGTTGCCGGGGCTACGGCAGGAGGCCCCGTAGGGATGGGAGCGGCATTTATCGCAAAAAGGATTATCGAATCCCCTACCGTTAAGGCAAAAGTCGCCATTGCGCTGAATAAAGCCAGTAAAAAGGCTACTTTTGCAGAACGGTCAGCGTTAAAGACCCCACTTCACGACATAGTGTTTCAATTAGGTCGGGCGAAGGATTACACGGGGAGTTATGAATAATTACGTCCCTGTATACCATCCCAATAGTTTCCATAGGATAACGCCTACAATTATTGCTATGCCGACAAAATGTGAAAATCCCATGAGGACGAGGCCGATTCCAATAAGAGCTAGTAATATCATATTTTTTGTATACAACCATACCACTAAAAAGTCAAGGAGGTAGTATGAAAAAGTTTATCATTGTCGCTTTTGTTCTGTGTGCAGTCCTTCTCTCCGTCTTCCCATCTTTTGCAGGGCCAACTTACTATTCCCGGTCGAGCGGCCTTCAAACCGCCGATGCAGCCATTACCACAGCAGGCGGGTATATGACGGGCGTTGCCATTGTCACCGATGGGACGAATGATGCAACGGTAGTCGTCTACGACAATGAGGCATCAGCCGCAGGGACAGTGCTTTTTAAAGGAAAGGTCTCAGGGGCAAGTAACCTTGGTGGGGCTACGTTTGAAATCCCCATCCAGTACGATGACGGTATTTATGTCGATGTTACCGGGACAGGCGCCGCGTATATCGTTTACTACCAGATAGGATATTAGGAGGGGCTATAATGAGGAAACTTTTACTTGTATGTCTTATTTGCCTTATCCCGTTTCTTTCCTACGGGGGGATGATAGGAAGTGGGGGGGGAGGCGGAGGCACCGCAACCGCCGTTACCCTCGCCAATGAAGCGACCGACACCACTTGTTTTCCTCTCTTTGGCACAGCCGCTACGGGTGACTTGGGGCCTAAAACCAACGCGGGGTTAACCTTTAACTCCAGTACAGGGTCATTAGGCGCGACCATTCTAACCGCCGGGGGAGCCGCACTCGCCGGGGGGACAAACACATTCTCCCTGACCAATGGGACAGCCTCGTTGTCAGTGGCGGCGGGGAAGGTAGTTAATTTCTCCGGCACCTTTACCGATGGAAGATATTGCACCTATACTGCCAGTGGAAACGTGATCGCCTGTGACTCAACCGGGGCGGCTCACGATGCTCTTACCCTTGGGGCAACCGCTACCTCTATCCTTGGTCTTACCACACAGGAGTTGGGTTTTGATACTCAGACAGCCAACTATGTCCTTGCCGGTCCTACCAGTGGCGCAGCAGCAGCCCCTACCTTCCGGGCATTGGTAGCCGCAGACCTCCCGACCAACACGAAGGCTATAGAAGGTCTTACCTTTGCTGACAAGTCCATTATCCAGCTTACCGGGGCGGGAGCAGGGGCGGTTCTTACCTGTTCGGCGGCAAATCAGCTTATTGGGGTGAATGCGGCCAATGATGCTCTTGAGTGCAAATCCACCATCAATGTCACCCTGGACGATAGCGCGGCACAGATAGTCGATGCCACGGATGCCACAAAGAAGATTCAAATTGAGGCGGGGTCAATCACCACAGGGAACACCCGGACGCTGACTATGGCAGACGGCAACGTGACCCTTCAGACAGGTACACTTACCGCACGGGATACCACGGATACCTTGACCAATAAGACCTACGATGTGGCCGGCACGGGGAACGTGTTTGGGGCATGGGGGTATATCGTCCTTACTCATCCTCACTTATGCGCTTCCGGGGCTCCCATGCAAACGACCAGCACAGCCAATACCTACGGACAATGCAAGTACGGCAACGCCACGGATAAGGCCACAAACTACGCTGAATACTACCTTGTGGTGCCTCCTGATATCGATACCAACACCGACCTCACCGCGACCTTTAAGATCAAATTAGGTGGAGCCGACACGGGAGACCATGAATACGAAATCTCCTTTGACAGTGTGGCAGATAGTGCAGCCTATGCGGGAACATTGGGAGACCCAATATCTCTCGCCTTCACCGCCGATGCTTCAGGCGCAGAGAATGACGTAGAGACCGCAGGGGAAACGACCTTGACAGGGTGGAGGTCGGCCATGACAGCCGGACAGTTATTCGTTGTCAGGGTGGCACGGGACGGAGACCATGCGAATGACGGGTCAACAGTAGACAGCTATTCCGGCCCATTGGTTATCAAGTACAAACTCACTCAGTAAGGGGGGTCACATGAAAAAGATACTCCTGGCTTTTATCATCCTCCTTATCGGGATTAACGCCCATGCCTTTACCACAGTAAGCGGAAGGCCATACCCGGGTGGGGCGGCGGCTTCCTCTTGCCCTTCCGGCACATATAAATTCGCATGGAACGGTGATTATTCCGGCGACACCGACAAGGGCTGTTTTAACTCTGGTGGCTCCACAAAAGACGGCACTCAGACCAACGGAACGATAGGTGCCTCTTATGGTCAGTCAGGTAATGGGTTCCGAAAGACCGCGAACGATCAGAATATCAAATGGGCTGTTTCTTCTGACGATGGGTTTGACGATGAAGTAGGTTCCCTCTATGTGTCAGCGAAAATCACGGATGACGGGACGAACACGGAAATCGTCCTCTTTGAAGCTGGCGGGGATGCAAGTAACTACTTCAAACTGGCAATAACGGCCGACAGGCACTTGATTTGCGCCCATCGGACAGGAGGAAGCACAACAACGGCATCATCCACCGATACGATCACGGAAGGCTCTTTCGTGCGCCTCGGTTGTGCATGGAACGCAGCAACAGACAAGGTAAGCGTCAAGGTTGGTGCCGGGACATGGAAAGATAATGAATCCGGTACAGTGAGCCCATCCGGTACAGCTTTTACCACAATCGGCATTGGTGAATCTTTGCTCGGCGGTACTGAAAATGACACCACCGACATTGATGATGTGTTCGTGATTGGAACCTACGAGGGCACAGATCCGCTCTAGGTTCAAGGGGGTAGTATGAAGAAAGCAGCACTGGCAATTTTATTTTGTTTCCTTGCAATACCTTTATGGGCAGTAACCAACATTTCCAGCCTTCCTCAAACCCTTTCGATTCCCGGAGAAACCTATCAACTCACCGGGAACCTTACCTGCAACACGGGGACGGCTATCACTGTAGGGGCTAACGGGGTAGTTATTGATGGGAAGGGGTACACGCTTAATTTCGCTCAGACAGGGGGCGGTACGGGGATAGACGTAGCGGGGTATGACAATGTGGAGATTAAAAACTTTACCTTTTCCACGGCATATACCTCCAACTCGACCGGGGCTTATGTTAAGCACATTGAATTGGGCGCGTCTGCTTCGGCTGCTTCTCCCAATATCCACGACAACACGTTTAACGTCCTTGGGCGACAGGTCTATGATCCTACGGGGTCGAATATCTATGACCGGGACCGGGGCATAGAGGGGACTACCGCCACAAACGCCACAATCACGAATAACACCTTCGCCCAGTCTGGAGTTGACCGGGGGGTTTCCATTCTGGTAGAAGGGGGACCGTGGTCAATCACCCATAACACCTTTACCTGTACCTCTTGTACGGTGACGACCTCTTACCCCTTTTTCATCAAGATAGCGGAGACCTCTTCCGATGCTATCAGCATCAACAATAACACCTTCACGGTCGATTCAAACTCAACCCATGTCTACCCCATCAACGGTTGGAATGTAGTCGCGGCGGTAACAGTCTCGAACAATACCATTACTCATTCAGGCACACATGGGAGGATGATTAACCCGGACAACGCCTCTTCAGGATGGATCATTCAGGACAATACCATTACGATGAATGGCGCGGGGCCCGGGAACCTCTACGGGTTACGGTAGAGGAACGCCAACTATTCAGGGGGGAATTGTGGGGGGAATCACACGATACAGTACAACACGGTAGACTGTTCGGGGTACACAGGATCGGGAACGTGCAACCCTCTCTCCATCGGCGGGTATCCTGATGCATCAAACCCTTGCTACCAGACAGACGTAAAGTATAACTATTTTAAGGCAGTCACCGGGGCGGTTTCCTTCTACCAGTCTGACACGCCGGGGACATTGAACGCCACAGACCAGGACATTTACTGCAACAAAATAGAGGCCACATCGGGCTATCCGGTAGTGATAGCCAACGCAGCCAATGAACTCACGGACATTAAATTCAGCCACAACCTTTTAATAGGAGGGTCAGGCGGCAAGAACGTATCTACAGGGGTGGCATGGTCCACAGCGGTTGACTTCTGCGGGGGTACGGCCCCGACAGTCACTACAGGGAGTGTGAACGTATCAGAAGCGCCCTGTCAGGATGGGGCGACAGAATGCTACTCCACGGCAGGGGTACGGGCCTCTCATGCAGCGGTAACATTAGGCTCAGGGGCAGCGTGTACGCTAGGAACTGGGGCGGTAGCGACACTTTACTAAGGGAAGCGGCCACGGGCAGGATGTCGCAACCATCCTCCTGAAGGGTAACAGGTCAGCCCACGACCGCCAATGATAGATAACACATTCAAAAAGGGGGCGCAATGGATATCGGAACAGGAATCAGCATAGTTGGAGTGGCAATACCAGCCGCAGCCGTTGTTATAACTGTTGTTAAAACAAAATCAAATGGGAAATCAAATTCAACCGTGTACCTTGAATGTGCCAAACACTCAGGCATTGAGGAAATGCTGAAAGCCCTGAAAGAAGGGCAGGACGAGATAAAAGAGAACATCAAGGGAATATTTGAGAGGCTTAACAACTTCAAAGGTCGGGGTGAGCCATGACGGAGTTTCGTCCGATGGTAAAGATATGCAGCGTTTGCGGCTGTGTCCAGAGATACAACCGGGGCGATAACCTGCCCCATTGGGGAAAGTGGACACCAGAGGAAAAACAGGAAGCCGACAGGCTCGGCTACAACACCCATCATACAATCTGCCCTGATTGCAGACAGAACAGGGGGTGACTTACGAGAGTGAAGCGGAAGCGCATCCTTGTGATAGGCGACCTCCATTGTGGGCATTTGGCTGGTCTTACCCCTCCACGGTATCAATCGTGCGATGGTACTCTGTGGGCTACGTCTCAGCGCGAGGCATGGGCATGGTACGCGGACAGACTCAAGCAGTATCGCCCCTTTGACCTAGTCATCTGCAACGGTGATGCTATCGCGGGGAAGAACCCCAAAAACGGCGGCACGCAGCTTTTGACATCTGACAGGAGAGAACAGGTAAAGATTGCCCTTGAGTGCCTTAAAGAGACGAAAGCGAAGCGGTTCAGGCTCACCCACGGCACGCCATACCATACTGGCAATAGCGAAGATTGGGAAGATACGTTGTGTGACAATCTCAAGGGGGAAGGATACGACGCAGAAATAAGAGACCAGCTATTCCTTGATGTCAACGGGGTCATTGTCAATGCAAAACACGAGATGGGGAATTCAGCGCAGAAAAGGCTTCGGGGAACTCCTTTATTATCAGAGGGTTTGTACAACGACCAATGGGAAGGAATTCAACCTCGTGCAGATGTCATCTTACGGTCTCACGTCCATTGGGGGCTACACATTGAAGACGGCAAGCGACATTGGGTAGCGGTCCCGGCGCTCTGCACTCTGGGGGATAAATTCGGCGCCCGAAGATGCAAAGGGACTGTAGATTTCGGCTTTGTGGTACTGGACATATCGGGCGAGGGTAAAGTGACGGTACACTCCGAAAAGGAAATGCTGGCAAGCCAACCAGTCACGGTAGAGACGATATGATAACCGCTGTGAGCTTAGCCGATCTTCCCAAAATTGAACGTCCATCGTGCCCTGAATGCGGCAGTGGTTATATCGTATCCAACGGTATTTCATGGGCGTGTGGGGATTGCGGTAGACAGTGGGTGAAGAATCCCCGACCTGTCGAAACGAAGGAGTTTCCCGACCGGCCTCCCTGCCCAAGATGTGGACAGTACAGAGCAACGGGTAAGGGGCATCGTTGGCAATGCGGTAATTGCGGAAAAACGTATAGTAAGGGATGTTTTAAGGAGGAAGCAAGATGAAAAAGCTGATTTACGGACTTTGGATTGTAATTCTGCTCATTGGACTATTGGTCATTGTCTCAGGATGCGCTTCAACCGGGACGACATGGAATGAGGCAGCGAACAGGGCTCACACCATCAACGGTGTGGTTATTCAGACAGCACAAGACCTGTTGCCGGTTGCTCAGGTGTGTCTAGCGCCCAATGACTATGCAGCCTTCAGCGCAGCCGTCGGCACGGCAGGCCTCTTACACACCCTGGCAGGACAGTCGATCATGGCAGGGGATGAAAAAGGGTACGAGGCGGCAAAGACCGACCTTGTGCCGGTGCTTGCGAAGATCGCGGCTTCGGTAGTGACGATACAGAAAGCGAAGGAATAAGGAGGGTACTATGCAAGAGAAATGGAGACTGGATAGGGTTACTTTAAGGAAGATCCTCAAGGGGATGTTGTACGCTGCGGCTCCGGCGGCGGCGATTGCGGCATTGAACTATATCGGGTCGATCAAGGTGAATGACCCTGTGTTGGCGTCGTTTGTCGCGTGGGGTGTGCCGGTGGCGATTAATGCGGTGAGAGAGTGGAGCAAGGGGGAGCGATCAATAAAAGTTTAATATTCTGTCAAGCAGTTTTTTTATTTTGTCTGAAGTTGGGCGATTTTATAGGATTATTTCATTGCCGGGTGGATAGACTGGAAGACGATGGACGAGACGGAACGGCGGGAGCTGGCGACGGCTATGTCCCGCCGCTACGCCCCGCTCCTCCTCGCTAAGCCAATGTTGTGCGTTTTATTCCGCCACCCGTAGGGTTAATGCTCATACTCGTTTTTTCAATCCCTTATCAATCGCGTAC